ATCATGCAGAAGGTGTGGATTCTGAACGAAGGCGGCGTCAACGGGCGCTGGATGTTCCCAAATATCACCGCGGAGAAGTTGATCATCTCCACCCGCAATCAGGATGCCAACGACTATCGCGGCATCTCGCTCTACTACCCGATGTGGACGCATTGGGACTATAAGCATAAATTCTACTTTATCGATGGCGTCGCCGCCGAGCGCAACGGCATGGGTGTGCCGGTGCTCGAAGAGCCGCCGATTGTGCGGCAGCAGTCGGACCGCGACCTCGCGGCGCTCGCACTGGAGAACTTCCGGGTTGGCGAGACCGCCTACATGGATCTGCCGAACGGTTACAAGCTCACGTTGCAGGGTGTATCCGGCGCCGTGCGCGATGTCTGGCCGAGCATCCAGCATCATGACCTGCTCATGGCGCGGAGCGCGCTGGCGCACTTTATCAACCTCGACTCCTACGGCCAGGTGCTGATCAGCGAGGAGTCGCAGAGTCTCTTCCTCATGGCGGAGGAAGCCGAAGCAAACGAGTTCATCGAGGTGATGAACGAGCTCATCATCGAGTGGTGTGATTACAACTACGAGTCCATCGACCGCTACCCGACGCTCAGTATCGCCGCGATCTCTGGCACGCGCGACCTCGACAACATCCTCAAGGGCGTTGCCAACCTGATGACGGCGGGAGGGCTGACGTACAACGTCGAGACGGAGAACGCGCTGCGCGATGACCTCGGCCTGCCGGCGCTCCCGGCCGAAGCGACACCGGCCGGCGGCGGCGCGATCAGCGTTGACCCGGACAGTCAGTCAAAGCCGATCCTCGCGCCCGGCGAGGCTGACCCGGGCGCAGTGCGGCCCGGCGCCGCGCAGCAGGACACGACGCAGAAACTCGCCTTCGCGGCCGGTGCGAGCGGCGCTCGGGCGATACACCTCTCCGGACGGCCGCTGCGTGAGAAGCGCCTCACCATGCACATGAGCGGTAGCTACGACCGCGCCTATCTCCGTCGCGACGATGATGGCGTCGAGTGGACCTGCATGCGGCGCCTGGCGCGCAGCGCCCGCGTACCGAACCCGAACGTGGGCGACGACTTCGACTCGACCGACGCCGTGCGGCAGGGCTACACGCATGTGCTCTGGCGGCTCGGCCCGGGAACGAATCATTGCCCACAATGCCTTTTGATGTCACGTAGAGGCCTAATGCGGCTCTCGGAGTTGCATATCGAGCCCGGCAGCGATGACACCTATTGCGGCGATGCGTGTCAGTGCGAGTTGGAGTATCGCCGGGCGGTCACGGTAAAGAGTCCGGCACCGAGTCAGGGGACGACGAAACGATGACGATGGCCGCGTCCGAGCAGCGTACGATCTGGATCAGTCTCCGCTGTCCCGCGTGCAAGCGCATGCTCTGTGCCGCGCTGCTGCACGACACGCGGGATCGTGTCGAGGTCAAGTGCCGCTGCGGCGAGACCGTGGTGATGGTGCGGGCGTGACGAGCACGAACCATCGGATCACGGCGCACCTCTCTCGCTGCATATTCTACGGATACGCAGCGTTTAGGACTAGCGCTTGACATCGCCGAGCGAGTGTGCATAGCGTAGTAGTAACCGTATAGACCCAGAGCGCCAGAGCGCCGAGAGCGTCAGAGCGTCAGTTCTGACGACCGAGGCGCTTTTTCGTGCCTGCCGCAATCGCAGATGCGCCGGCGCTCCCGACCGTGGATATTCCACGAGTCGAACTCTGCCGTTCGGGAACTTGGAACGGCCACGACTACACTGTCGCCGACCTCGCCCGCGTCGCGGCGAACTGGCTCGACCTCAAGGGCCGCTGGGACGTGCCGCTCACCCTCGGGCACGACGGCGAGTCGGCGCTCGGCGATGGCGCACCCGCGCTCGGCTGGGTGGATGACGTTCGCCTTGAGGGCGACACGCTCGTCGGCTCCTATCGCAAAGTGCCGCAGAAGCTCGCCGCGCTCATGCAGAGCGGCGCCTATCCCAAGCGTTCCTGCACCTTCCTGACCAATGCCGAGATCGACGGCGAGCGGCGCGACATCGTGCTGCGCAACGTCGCTCTGCTCGGCGCCAATCAGCCGGCCGTTGACGGGCTCGCCGACCTCTTCCCGCTCTACAATCGTCGCCGCCTCGCCGCCACGGGCGGCGACGCCATCACCGTGCAACTCGCGGACGAGAAGCCGTCGAAGACCGAGGGCGGCGTCGTCTTCCACGTCTCCGACTATGCCTACACGCCCGACGATTCCGACCCGTCCACCTGGAAGCTCCGCACCACCAAGACGCCGGGCGGCAAAGCCGATGCCGGACTGGTCGGCGCGGCAGCGGCGGCGATGGGCAAAGGCTTTCGCGGCAACAAAGTCTCGATTCCCACGGCGGATCGCGACGCGGTGAAAAGCCGCCTCCGCGGCGCGTGGAAAGAGGCTAACCCGGACAAGAGCGAGGACGACATGCCGGACGTGCTGCAAAACTCCCGCGCGACGCTCCTGGCTCGCCTGCCTGACGCAACCCGCGCGGCGCTCGCGGCCTTCGTCACCGCGCACCCGCAGGCCGCGCGGCTGGTCTCCGGCCCGTCGGCAGACGACATCATGTCCGCCGTGATGAAGGCGCTCACCGGGCAGTACCCGCCCGCATCGGGCAATGACGAGGAAGACGACGACAAGCCCGGCATGGACGGGCCGAGCTGCAACGTGATCGATTGGTTCCTCGGTAGCGACCCGATGTCAGTCGTTGTCTCTGACCAGGACGTGGACAACCTCTGGGAGATTCCGTTCACCTACGACGCCGGCAATGACTCCGCCCTGCTACAGGCGCCGATCCCGGTCAAGGGCACGTACACCCAGAACACGACCGGCGCCGAGACCGGCGGCGAGCAGGAAGCCGCACCCGCGGCAGACGGCGCACAGGCCGACGGCGACGGCGAAGCAGCCGACATGGCGCAGATGGCGCGGCTCGCTGAGCGGGTGATCGCACTCGCCAAAGAGCCGGTCGATTCCGATGTCGAGCGGCTGGTGACAGAGCTTTCCAGCGACCTCGACGGCGCGCTCACGAAGCTCAACGCCATCGCGGCGGGCAAGGCGGGCGTGACGGAACTCCGCACGCTGCTCGGCCTGCTGAAGAAGGGTCTCGGGAAATTCAACATCGCAGACAAGCCCGCGGCAGGCGCCGCACCGCAACCGAAGACGGCGCAGAACGCCCGGCAGGAGGTCACTGACGTGAAGCTGACAGAACTGGCCCGCAAGCTCGGCCTGCCGGAAACGGCCACGGAGTCCGAGATCGACAGCGCCATTGCCGGCGCGGTCGCGACCAAGGGCATCGTCGCCACACTCGCCCGCCGCATGGACGAGCGTGACCAGCGCGACGCGGAGACCGCCGTCGACCGGATGCTCGCCGACGCGGTGTCCGAAGGGCGCCTGAAGCGCTGGGCGAAGCCCGGCGAAGATGGCGAGTTGTACACCCAGATCAAGAAGCTGGCGCGCACCGACTTCGCGACCGCGCAGGCGATTATCGCCGCACAGCCGAAGTTTGTGGACAGCCGCGAGTACGGCGCCGCCGGCAATCAGAGTGACGCGCCGAGCTTCGACCTCACGCCGGGTGTGCAGCGCGAGTTGCGCAAGCTCGGCCGCGACCCGGAGTCCATCAACCCGCAGTCGCTGGGCGAGCGTTGGGAGAAGCAGATCCGCGAGCGGCAACTCGCCCGCGCGCAGAAGTTCGGTATCCCGGCACCCGACCGGCTCGTTTCGCCTGCCGGTCGCTAACCCGCCTGACTCGCCGCACAGGAGGCCGACACCATGACCATTCTCACGGCTGACAAATTCGTTCAGGACTTCGAAGGGCTCGAACTGTCCCTGCCGATGGCCGACGCGATCAAGATATACAAGGGCTCCATCGTCTGCTACGACACGAACGGCTATGCCAACATCGGTGCGGACACCGCGTCGTTCCTCCTCGCAGGCATCGCGATAGAGACGGTCGATAACAACATCACCGGCCACACCGCAGGCGGACAGAACATCCGTGTCATGACCGGGCGGCGCTTCCGCCTCGCCTTCAACGGCACGGCGACGCAGGCGACCGTCGGCCAGCAGGTGTATGTGCACGACTCCGGCTCGGTGGACACCGCCGCGACGAACTACGTTGGCGTCGGCATCGTGGTCTTCTTCCACTCCGCGCATGACGTGGATGTCGAGGTGCCGCGCGGCGGCGGCGCCCCGCTGACCAGTATCAGTGGCTTGACCGCCACGGCCGGCGAGTTGAACACGCTGCACAGCGTCGTTGCGGGCACGACCTCGGCCAGCAAGGCGCTGGTCGTGGACTCGAACAAGGCGCTCGACACGCTGGTGATCGCCACGCTGAAACTCGGCGCAGGCGCAGGCACCGCCGTCACGTCCACGGCCGCCGAGATCAACGTACTGCACTCCGTCACCGCGGGCACTGCGGCGGCGTCGAGTGCGCTCGTACTCGGTGCGTCGAAGGATGTGGACACGATCAAGATCGACAGCCAGTTGACGCTCGCGAGCGCCGCCTCCGCTGCCTACGGGGCGACTATCGCGCTGGTCGTCTCGGCGCCGGTCATGACGCAGGCCGACGCGGCCAACGGCACCTCGGCGACCGCCACGGTGAACTGCGCGGCTGTGGCTCCAGCCGGTGCGACCCTGACCTACTCCATTACCACGGACGCGAGCGGTACGTGCACCTTCACCTTCGGCACCCACTTCAAGAGCACGGCGACGCTGGCCGCGCAGGCGAGCAAGCGGCATACGATCAGCTTCCTCGGCGACGGCACGAATTGGGTCGAGACGGCCCGTGCGATTAACCAGTAGGAACGGGCATGAGCAAGTACGAACCGATTGCACTGCGTCAGGCGGAAGCAGTCGCCGACGCCGCCAGCAACGCCGTTACGGAGGCGGAGTGGGCGCTGCTTACGCGCCTCTATGCTCGCGCGGAACGTGCGCGGAGTGTGATCGCACAGATGGACGAAGCGCAGGCCGCGGTCTCTGAATACGAGGCGCTGCGCTGCATCATCTGGGATCGCTACGGCATGACCGAGGCCGACCGCCTGATTGACCGCGTTATCCATCGCTCCAGTGAGGACGCCTAACCCATCGCCTGAACGGAGGCCGCCGCTATGCCACAGATGACCGCTGATACCCAGGTTGCGCTGTTTACGGACTTCCGCGAGAAATACAACGACTGGTTCTTCGCCGCGCAGAACGTCAATGCGTTTACGGACTTCTGCGAGGTGCTCGACAGCACGACGCTGATCGAGAACTTGAACTTCCTCGAAACCATCCCGCAGTTCCGTGAGTGGACCGACGAGCGGGCGCTGCAGGGCATCGGTCCGTCGTACAACTACTCGATCAAGAACAAGCACTGGGAAGTGACCATCGAGATCGACCGCGACACGATCTTCGACAACCGCCTGCAACTCGAACGGCAGAAGGTCGCGCACCTCGGGCTTGAGGCCGGCCGTGCACCGTGGCAGATGTTCGTCAACAGCCTGACCGCGAACGGCCTCGGCTACGACGGCATCGCGTACTACAGCACCGCGCACACGCAGAACGGCCAGGCGAATCAGTCGAACAGCCTCACCGGCACGGGCACGACGGTCGCCGCGCTCTCGACCGACTTCGGCACCGCGAAGGCCGCGATGCGCAACTTCCTCGACGGCCAGGGCCGCCCGATGAACCTCGGGCAGCACGGCTTGCATGTACTCGCGCCGCCGGCACTGGAACAGCAGTGGCTCCAGATTCTTAACGGCGACTTCATCGTCACCAGCGTTACGAGCGGCGTCTTCGGCGCCGAGACGAACTGGCTGAAGGGCGCGGCCGACCTCACCATCGACCCGTACCTGACCGACACGGACGACTGGTATCTGTTCGCGACTGCAGAGCCGGGTATGCCAATGATTTACGCCAACCGCCAGGCGCCCGAGTTCGTCGCGCAGGACAACCCGGAGGCTGAGGCGAACTTCATGCGCCGCATGCTCCGCTACGGTGCCGACTGGCGTTCGCAGGTCGGCTATGGCCCGTGGTACCTCAGCGTCCGCATCGCCGCCGATTAGGAGGATCAGTCCGCAATGAGTGCGATCGCATTCCACAGCCGCGAGTTCGGCTGGGTTCCCGCCGAAGAGATATCGCCCAGTCATGCAGAGGCGCGCAGCCTGGCGCGGTTTGGCACCAAGCATCTCAAAGCGAGGCTGCCGGACGGGCGCGATGTCTTCCGCCGGCACGTGGCGAACGTGGCGCACCAGCACGAGCCGAACATCCTTGTGGGCGGACGCTGCCGGCAC